CCGTTCTTTCTTTCATGACAGCAAGCCTCGGCTCTCTCTGGGGAAGCCAGATGAAGAGCTCAGAACAGGATCTTGTCACTACACGTCTTCGTAGTTTCCTGATGTGGGGCTCAGCTGCCGCTGTTGGAGCAGCTGGTGTTGCCTCTGTCATAAAGTGCATGCCATTGGTTCTTCAGAGCTATCTGCTCAAGTATGTGGATGGAGGCAGTTGGACAGAACGCTTCTGTGTCCACCCTTGGATTGAGCAAGCTACTCGCATAATTGAGCTGTCTGGTGATAGGAAAGTTGTTCTAGACCCTCGATACAAAACTGTTGTTTCAAAGCTTCAAGAGCAGGCACTGGAAATGCTTGCCACAAAAAGTCTCACTCAAACCAAGTTTATGGTCACTTCTTTGGCCACTGAGTTGCGGAAAATAAAGACTATGCTTGAGTCTGCCAATATTTCAACAGGGGCTCGTATCCCCCCCTATTGTGTTCAAGTAGCTGCTGCCCCTGGTGTTGGCAAGACTGTCATGATTGAGAAATTCATACGCGATATTGGTGACCCTCAGATCGATCCTTCTAATGGTTATTATATGAAAACTGCTGATGACAAGTATTGGTCTGGATTTGTGCGCTCTTACAAGGCAGTTGTGTTTGATGAGTGGCCTGGCACCACTGATGCTGCAGCAGATGTTGATATGAACTTTCCTGCTTCCTTGCTGACTCTTGTTAGCAGTGCGCCCTTCAGACCCAATTTTGCTTCAATTGATGGTTCTGCCATGGGTGGGAAGAAAGGAGACTTGATTGACGATGTCAGGTTGGTCCTTTGCATGGGCAATGATGCTTACCCTGCTTATAATGTTCGTGACCAGAATGCAGTTCGCTCTCGTATGAAATATCTGCTAGAGATGCAGATAAAAGATTCTTACCGTGGCCACACTCACAATGGCCGTATTGATCTTACCTCTCTTTCTGAGGAGGAAATTGACACCATGGCCTGGGTTGAGTTTAGATTCCTGGATCCCATGCAATACAATGATGATTTTCGGACACGCTGGGGAACTTGGACTGAGACTCTTGCCGCTCTCGCTGCAGATTATTCAGTCTATAGGAAAAGGGCCCTGGCTCTTGCTTCAGCCCCTCGCACCTCAGTTCCTAGTGTGGAGCTTACTCAGGCTCTCACATTGCTTGGCATAAGTTTTGACAATGACTTGCCAATGGTTGGCACCGGCAAGAGGAGCAAGTCTGTACCAGCAAAAAAGAAGCTCCCCAATGTCAGACCCCCTCTTGTGGAGCTGTTTGATTCAGCATCAGGACCTGTTGCTCTCATACTTGGTGCAGACATTTCAGCTTCTGAAAAGTGCCAGAAAATCCGTGCACTTCAGATCCCTC